ACGCTCTTAGGAATGCTGCATAAGGAGAACAGACACAATATGTTGTGCCTATTGACAGAATGGTGTATATATATAGAGGAAAAGGAGAATAGGATATGGTAACGCCTGCACAACCACAGGAAGTGGACCAGACAATAGAGTTTGTGGAGTCACCGGATACGGATGTTGATACAGATGTATCCTCTGTCGCAGAAGAAACGAGTACGACGGATACGACAGGGGCAACCGATACAGAGGTTACATCCACACCTGTTGATACACCACCGGCTGCACCTGTGGCTACAGCAACAGAGGAACCACCGCCACCGGCTGCACCACAGGTAGATCAGGCGGCTCTTAACGAGCTACAGCAACGACGTGCGGCTGAACAACAGCAGCAGTGGCGTGACCAGCTTGGTCAGCAAGCAAGGACATTCCAGCAACAACTTACCGAAGCAGGATACCTACCAGAACAGGCAAGGGAGCAGGCTCGGAGATACATACAGACCGAACAGAGGGTCAGGCAGCAGGAGCAGGAATCTGCACAGATGTTAGGGTTCGTTGAAGGGAGACAGGCAGCGGCAACCCACTTCATGAAGAAGCATGGACTTGCCACACAGCAAATGCTGGATGACCTGTTGGCCCTTCAGAGGGCTAATACCCCCGCTGAGATGGAGCAGGAGGCAAAGCGTATTAAGGAGCATAGGGATCTACGCTCTGAGAACACGCGGCTGAAGCAGGGACAGGTCCCACCGCAGACTTTCGACAACAGTCAGGGCGCAGCGGAGGCGACATCCAATGACCAGAGGCTCCTGGATGCATATAACAATGGGGATAGGTCGGAAGCAGCGATAAAGGCCGCAAGGCGATTTGCATTTGGTTCATAAAGGAGGTGTCTTATGGCACAGACAGCCACAACGGGTAATTTAGAGAATGCCCAGAGGATTATACTAGCCTCGGCTAGGTACACAGAGGAGCATAATGCTCCAGCACTGGCACTTATTGAGCAGTTCAGTCTTCCAAAAGGTGCAAAGCAGGTAACGGTTCCCAAGGTGGGACAGATGGAAATGAGTGACTTGGTTGATGGTCAGGACATCATTGACGAGGAAGACATAGGGATGACCACGGTAGACCTTACTGCATCCGAGGTCGGCGCCAAGGTTATTCTTACAGACAAGCTGGTTAGACAGGCTGCTGACAACGTGTTCAGCATGATCGGTAGACAGCTTGGTGACGGTATGGCGAGGAAGAAGGACACGGACGTTATAGCTCTGTGGCCTAACCTCAATGGTGGTACTGCCCTTAGTGCAGACAACCAGACATTCTCGACAGCGAATGTCCATGCTGCTATATCACGGGCGAAGGCGAACAAGTTTGGTAACCAGGTTTATATCATCCATCATCCCAATGCAGTTGCGGAACTTTCCAAGGCATCTGCAACGACTGCCGACACAGCAGCGGCAGCCGGGTTGACCAATGGGTGGAGCGTGGATCTGTTGTCGAACTTCTACAGCGGACTACGTCCAATCAACGGTGTGAGCATATTTGAGGACGGAAACATAGCCAAGATCAGCGGACAGGACTCTGGGTATGGTGTTATCGCTGATAAGACTGCTATGGCAGCGCTGACCAGTGTAGACACACGGACAGAGCGAGAGAGGGATGCTTCTCTTAGGGCTACTGAGGTCATTATGACCGCAGACTACGGTGTATTTGAACTTGACGACTCCCGTGGAGCAGCGTTCATAGCCGAGATTGGTGATCTGTCCTTCAGCTAAAAGGAATAGGAAGAGGTAATTAATGGCAGGTATAACAGAACGGAACCAGCAAAAGAACGAACTGGCTAATGCGGGATTTACTCTCCGGTACATTGATGAGTGGCAGCCAAAGACGACACTGTATCGTCACAGGCCAAGTTACAACATAGAAGGAGAGATCACGGAAGACGTAGGGACGTCAGTGAGAGGTGTGCCAGGTAGTCCGGACTATGTGCTACGTAAGGCTAAGATAGGGTTATTCCCTTGGTTGCCAAGTGAAAGCTGTACCTGTCAGTGGTGTGCTGACCGTAAGATGGCTGATGTTGCGGCTGATTCTACTAGCGATGAGGCCGCGACTCAGCAAGGAATAGGAAAGAGGCGTATGGGGCCTCACTTTAAGGTCGATAGCTAGGTGTAACGATTGCCGTGCCTAGCGACAAAATACTAACGGCATTCGCAGGACTTAGAGCCTGTTAAGGAGAATTGCTATGGCATATCCAACGACGATTTATTTGAGTTATGGGCAAGAGAAGGTCGAGACTGAAGAGCAGAAGCAGAAGCTCGGCACAAGGGCAGTCACTCCTGATGGAAGGGTGTTCTACTATGCCAAGAATAGCTCGGCGGCTATTACGCCCGCCGGGAAAATTTGTGATGGCATTGCAGCAGTAGCAGCACATGACATGGACGTTGCTGCAACAGCAGCCCACTCAGCAGGAGATACGACCATCAGCATTGAGGTTCCGACTACTGACCTTACAAAGAACCAGTATGCCGACGGATATCTGATATGCAACGACGGCCCCGGTCAGGGAGAGGTATACAGAATCAAGTCTCATCCTCTCCACGATGCGTCTGCCGACAACACGGTTATCATCACTCTTGATGAGCCGGATGGCATAAGGACAGCTTTAACGACATCATCGCTGTTTGGTTTGGTGTATCCACCTTACAAAGACGTAAAGATCATTGATGGTGACGGAACCATGACAACCGGGCCATTGGGTGTGAATCCAATCCCTGTCACGGCAAGTTACTACTTCTGGTTGCAGACAGCAGGCGTTTCCTCGGTCTTATCAGGAGCAGCAGTAGCTGTTGTTGGTGACGCTGTAGGCGTTAGCCAGGCATCGGGTGAGTCGGGTGCATTTGACCTATGGGATGTTTCCTCTGAAGAGGACACTGCTCCTATTGGTACAGCAATGACAATCCCTTCCGTAGATACAGACAACCAAGTCGTGATGTTGTCTATACGGAACTAGGAACTGGAATGACATCGGATTTATGGACACCTGCGGGGACTGCCTATAAAGGGGCAGCCCCCGTGGGCTATAATGCAGAAACGGGTGGGGCTATTGTGGCTCACACCATCATGCTCAAGGCCACTGATAAGTTTGGCAAGGAGCATAAGATGCGTGTACAGGTACTGGCTGACAAGGACACAAGTCAGGCTCACATAGAAGACATGATGGCTAGTGCGGCTGAGAAGTTCCTACAGGAAGTCAGGGAGAAATACGACAAGCGCCCTGCTACACCCGAGGAACGCAAGCATGCAGGTAAAGCCCTTGATGATTACCTGAAGCATCGTACAAGGCGCAGGGAAAGCACATCAGGAAAGATATACTTTTAAGGAATAGGAATATGACACAACAGGATTTAGTAATTACTACAGAAGATATACAGACCGTGTTGAGGTCTGACCCAAACATGGCACTACGAGTGCAGAACCAGGCACTAATGCGAAAGCTGGCGGAGACACAGGCAGAGGTGGACAGGCTTACGCAGGAGTTGGAACAGACACAGATGGAACTTCACGACATACAGAACGACTATGCGTCCGGACGGAGAGATAACTAGGTTCTGAAGGAGGCGTAACTATGCCAAAGGTAGGTAAGCGAAACTTTCCGTATACCAGCAAGGGTAAGACGGCAGCCAAGAGGTACGCAAAGGCTACCGGAAAGCCCATGACAAAGAAGAAGAAGAAGGGTGGCTACTAATGGCCGGTAAGGTACGACGGGTTCAGAAGCCACCTGTAAAGATTCAGAACGCAGAGAAACTGAAGGACCCAAAGTATGCCTTGGCCCTACATCTGGCCCGATCTCGACGTGAGCGTCGTGGTGGGCCACAAGCGAGGTAGATATGCCTGTTATCCAAGGGAGAACAAGGGAAGAACTACGACAGCATACAGGCTATGCTTTGGGGGCTGTGTATGTATCATCAGCCTCAACCAATGGAACAACCACTACCCTGGTGGACAATACTCTTGTTCATGGTGGTGCTGATAACCACATTGGTAAGTGGGTCCGCTTAACGTCTGGTGATGATGACGGAGCCATACGCCGTGTAACAGACTCGTCTGTATCGAGTAATGTTGCCACCCTCACGTTGATGCCTGCCCTATCGGCATCATCTACGTCTGGGGATACCTATGAGCTATGGCACTGGGATTATAACCCAACGGCTATTGATAACTTTATCAACCAATCTATCATTAGCGTTACCGGTAATGCCTATGATCCTATAGAGAACATATCTCTTCATGGTGATGGGCATCAGACACGGTTCGATATTCCCTCTAACATATCAATGATCTCTAGGGTGGATTACAGGCACAAGATAAACAGCACTCGCATTCATGCCTGTGCTTCCACCTTCGATGAGAAAACCGATGGTGACTTTACACAGTCTTTGGATACTCAGGACAGGAAACAGGGCACACAGGCTCTCAAGATGGTGATTGCATCCGGGGCATCGGCAGGTGACTTTGTCACTGACAGTATTACCAGTAAGGATTTATCCAAGTACGACACCATAGAGATGTGGGTTAAGAGTACAGTGGCTACAAGTGCAGGCAACCTCAAGCTGTTGCTTGATGACACGGCATCCTGTGGTAGCCCCCTGGAGACGCTAAGTATACCTGCCTTATCTGCTGACACATGGACGTTTGTCAGGATGTCTTTATCAAATCCTGAGACAGATACCGCTATCATCTCAGTGGGATTGGAATATGATTCAGACTTAGGTGCTTGCACCGTATGGATTGATGACATCTCGGCAGTACAGAATGATACGGCTGAGTGGACTACGTTAGACAGGCGTAACTGGCGCATTGATAAAGAGGCACGGGATCTTATCCTTGGTAGAGATGGTCACGATGCTGTGGGATACAGCCTGATTAAGATAGTGGGCGGTGATAAGCCAGCCCTTCTGTCTAGTGATACTACAGCTACTGAGGTGGATGAGAACTTCATCATAGCCAACACGGTTAACCTGGCCCTGATATCTACGTCAGGTGGTCCTTCTACAGACCCTGATGCTAAGAGGCAGCTTAGTGCCTACTGGGCAGCACAGTCAGAGAGAGCCAGAAGGGCATTACCCTTGCTAGTGAATGTGAGGCAAGTTGAGTAATGACATCCAAGGTTGTAGACACCAATGAGATTTCCCTGAATGGGGTCTATTACCCCATTACACGCCCCATTCGTAGCACACTGGCATCTATATACCCTGCCAAGGTAGTCATAGGGGATACATCTAAAGATGACCAGTTGAGATCGTCCATCGTGGCATGGTCAGACTGGCGTGGTGGCATAGGCATTAACCGCATGGAGGGGGCAGGGGATGTAAACCGGGCATGGTTCAGTACCTGTCAGCTTAGATACAAGAACCATTTAGTCTTAGCTAACCTCGCAACAGCAACTGACACACCATCACACAGCCTGGGACAGGCCACCATTGGATCTATTAACACCTTCAAGGGTGAGGTCTATGCTGCATGGAATGGTGGCTCTGGTGCTACGCCTCAGATATATAAGTATGCTAACGGTGGTGATAGCTGGGGATCAGCATTAACTACATCTGGTATAACAGATGCGGTTACAGACAGCGTGGTCTTTACCGATGCCGGGGGCACTTCATACCTGGTATTTGCTCATTATGATTCCGGTGATTCTGGCTATTCGTATTCCTCCGATGGTGATTCGTGGACTACTGATGCCCAGGATACCCAGTTTCTAACTGTCTGGGATGAAAGGCTATGGGGAATATCGTATGAGGGTGTTCTCTGGAGTGCTGCGAAGCTAGACGGTACTGAGCATCTTGATGCCGTGTTACCCCTGCCAGACGGCAGTGTAACAGCACTATTTGTTGCTCGTAATGCGATGGGTATTCCTATCATCTATGCCGCTACCACTGAGGGGTTGTTTGCGCACAACAGCGATAATGCCATGTGGGAGGCAACTCAATTCACTCTACCTGTCCACCCTGACAACGGCTCAGGTTCAACAAGATGGAGAGAGTCGGTATACATACCCAGTGGCAATGGTATCTATAAGTACATTAACGGTAGTAACTCTGCCGTTGTCACTGTAGTGGGACCAGACCGGGATGATGGGCTACCGTCTGACAAGCGTGGAGCGATTCGCTCTATGGCAGGTAGCCATAACGAGTTGTTGGTGGGTGTAGATGCACAGGTAGGGGCAGATGCTGTTGCCACAGATGCTATACCAAGGCAATGGCAAAGCCACATGGGCAGTCCTGTTATGGCAGATGACACAGGCTATAGCACCATATTGGGGTACAACGAACTGGGGTGGGAAACAAAGTGGATAGCCAGTGATACCGGGACAACCTTTGATGATATGCACGTTAGCTCTGCATACAACAAATACAGGTTATGGTGGGGAGCTAATGGCGTTGTTTACTTCATGGACTTACCCAAAGATATCATTAACCCCAGTGAGGTAGATGACTTTGCCTTCGCAACTACTGGAGTCCACGAGACCCCTTGGTTTAACGCCTCACAGTCAGAGGTAGATAAGCTGGCACTCAACCTACGGATTGAATGTCAGGATTTGTCATCCAATGAAACTGTCTTGGTGCAGTATGCCACAGACTACACGGAAAGCTACACGACAGCCGTGACGTTAAACACAACAACTATGGGGGCTGCCGCGGGAACATATACTTACACGTTTGGATCTAGTGTGGGTACATCGTTCCGTGCTATCAAGTTCAAGCTCACGTTGTCCAGGTCTACGGCTACGACAACAGGGCTGGAGAAGTTCAACAGTCCGGATGTTGTCAGCCTGACCCTGGAGTGGAGAAAGAAACTCCCTGCAAAGTGGGGGCATACGGTTGAGGTGGACTTAAACAGGCCGTACAAGGGTAAGGAATCGAAAGATTTACGGTCCAATTTAATTTCTGCAATCGAGAGTACAACACTGGTAGAGTTTACGTTCAGGGATGATAGTGGTGGGACTAGGAACTATTATGTAGATGTTACGGCGGCGGTAGGAATGGAATACACAGGTAGAGATGAAAGGGGCACAACGCAGATTTCTGTCGTTGAGCCGTAGGAGAAAGAAATGAGGCTTGACCAAGGCACTACTACAGTATCTTCAGCAGGCACAGCGGTGCAGGTTCTTAATGTAACTAACCGAGTTAAATATGCCAAGTTCAAGGCTCTGGGTGCTAACTCGGGCATGGCCTATGTGGGAGTCAGTGACGTTAGCTCCTCGTTGGGGTACGAACTGGACGCAGGGAACGAGATTGAACTGAACTTTGGTGAGTTTGGTGGTAGCGTACCTGCCAATATATTCTATGTTGATGCCGGAACCAACAGTGATAAGGTATGTTGGGTGATGATCTTAGAGGGATAGCATGACTACAAGGCCACAACAGATCACAGAAGCACCT